ATGGCGACGTGTACTCGGAATGGCCCTTTATCCCCCTTGATGAACCCGACGATGTTAAACGTCTCCTGTCGTTACAACTCACTGCCGCGTACATTAACGAGTGCATCGAAACCGACATAAACCTTCTTTCTGATATAGCAGGACGTGTAGGCCGCTATCCTAACAACGACCAAGGTGTTTGTAGCTGGTCGGGGATATGGGCGGATACCAACGCGCCGATCATGAATACGCCGTGGGCCGGGTTTATGTCCGCCCCTCCTCCGCAGTGGCAAGTGTTCCACCAACCGGGCGGACATACCCCCTTCGCTGAAAATCTAGCGCACCTCAATCAAACCGCCGAGACAGTTCTCCTGCCGGAGGACGACCCGGTACGGATCAAGCAAGGGAGAGGGTATTATGATCGACTGATCTCTGTTGGTTCGCCCGACTACATAAGACGCTACGTGTGGTCCGAATTTGGCCGTGACCCGAGTGGGGCCGCCGTGTTTGCTGAGAGTTTCAAATATGACTACCATGTTAGCACCACTCCTCTGGAGCCTGTCTATAGCCGCATGCTTGTGGTGGGGCAGGATTTCGGGCGTTCACCATGGTCTCTCATCTGCCAACTCGACCACTCTGGTCGCCTCTTGGTATTAGAGGAGGTGCCCGGTCGCGGGCCGACAGGCGACAACATTGGGCTTGAGCAGCACTGCAAGCAGAACCTGATACCGGCTCTTCTTAGTGCCCGATACGCCGGACGGCCTATCGGGTTAGTTGGCGACCCGAGCGGGCGGGCGAAGGATAGTAATTTTGAGTATAACAGCTTTGATGTTTTGAAACAGTGCGGGCTGGCGGCGGAGCCTGCGCCCACTAATGACCTCGATCCGCGTATTAGAGGCGTTGAGCAGTTTTTTGTCAGGAACGTGCAGGGGGGTCCGGCCATACTGATCGACGGGACACGCTGCCCGACGCTAGTCGCCGCGCTGAACGGGCAGTATAAGTATGAGATCGACCAAGACCCATCGGGCGGCACTTACCAGAAAACCGTCCCCGAGAAGCTTCACCCATGGAGCGACGTGGCGGACGCGCTGCAATACGTGTGCTTGGTGACGGGCAATGCGGGCGCGTACGCGTGGGTGTTGGGGCGCATCGTGCAGGCAATACGCCCGCGCCGCCCGATGCGCGTAGCCCCATCAGCTTTAGCGTGGACCTAATTACCCAGAGAGTAACCCAATGCTTAAAGCTATAGGCAAATTCAAAGGTCGTGATACCCTGTTCATCGGCCTGAGCTTCGGCAACCTTGATAAGTTTCGCGCCCAGCCGCTGGACACGTTCGTCAATATCAAAGGAACTGAGGTTGGAATGCCGTTCGACGTAATGATCTTTAGCGGCAAGACAGAAGCCGACATGGCTAACATGATCACCAACTCGACGGGTTTCGGCCCTGACACCAAGGTTCACGTCAGTCCAAAGTTGAAGTCATAAATCCTCAAGCGGCAGCACGTCGAACAGCGCGCTCTGAACGAATTTGTCATGTTCGATGGTTACATTATCTACCCCGCTCGACAGCACCACGGGGGCAACGCCACCGCCCAGATTGATTTCCAGCTTGAAGAACTGACCATTCCCTGCCGGTACTGGGTCGGGGTTGCTCAACCCGGCGACACGGGCGACAACCTCAAAGGCTTTAACCTTGGACGATAGGGGTTCTTTAGCGTCGGTCATCGCCTGATAGAAATGGGGCAGCGCCTCCTCGATGTTGACGGCGGCTTTCAGTTTGATGCGCTTGTGCGTGTTGCGCGCACCCTCCCACTCCTCTTGCGCCTCACGCAGCATCTGGCGGAACATCCGTGTCTCGCTCAGTTCCGTATAATCCCCTGCCGTAAACCCACAGCGCTCCAACACTGTTTCAGGTTCTTCTATGCCACGGATCAGGCCAGCGGCCAAATCGCGCAACCGCTTTTCATCGTGCTGTGTCAGCATTTGCTCAGAAAGTGGGGTCATGAAAATAATTTTCCTTACCCCCCTTGACAGGGAGGATTTTCTGTGTTAGCATGAAATATGGCATAGGTTTGGGCAAATGTCAAGCTAAACTTACCCATAGAGTAAATCCCTTGGGGAGAAGGGCTGGGATGGCGGCGCTACCTAACGCCCCTGCTCTACGCGTCGTTGGACGCGACGACACGTTGCAGCAGCAACAGGTCATGGATGCGGCGCGTGCCCAAGCTTACGCAAAGCCGCTCGACAGTGCGGCTTTGCCACCAGTAGGACTGGCTGGGTTCATTACCGATCAGTACAGCTTGATGCGTCGCCACCGTGACACCGTGGGGCGTGGCTGGAGCAATCGGCTTCTCGCCAGCTTGCGGGCGTTCAACGGCATATACGACGCCAACGTCATTCAGGAGATAAAGAGGTTCGGTGGCTCGGACGTTTACGCTCGTATCATTGCGATGAAGTGCAGAGGCACTAGCGCCCTCCTGAGGGACGTGTACTTAGGTCCCGACAAGCCATGGGGGCTTGAGCCGTCGAGTGATCCCGATGTTCCCGATGAAGTTGTTCAAGCCATCGCCCAACATATCGGTGAAACCGTCACCAATCAGATACAAGCGCACTTTCAGGCAGCGACGGCAAATGTTGCCCATCAAGTTGGCGCGGCTGCGGCAATGGCAGCAGGAGCCAGAGCGGGCGTTTCCGCGGCGTTCACTGACCAAGCGATACCGAGTGCGTCCGGGCCATCACAAGGCGCGCATACGGGAGCAATACCGCCCGGCGCAGCCCCTCCTCCCGGCGCGGGCGCTGGCTTGCCTCCACCGCCTCCTCCACCCCCTCTGCCGGACCCGAACCAAGTTCGGGATGTCTATGACCTGATGATGAGCGACGCCCGTGATGAGGCGAAACGCAAGGCGAGCGATCAATGCAAGGTGGCGCAGGACAAGCTTGAGGAATATCTGGCGATGGGCGGGTTCTATACCGCCCTGGCGGAGTTCCTAGTCGACCTGCCGATGTTCCCATACGCCTGCATGAAGGGGCCTACAGTTCGGATCAAGACCCAAGTCAAGTGGACACGGGACGTTTCACCTTTCTCGAACGCCCCTGGTATACCAGGGGCTATGCCCACAGCCAATAGCAACACTGGTCCAGCTATACCGGGCAACCCGTCCACTGATCTACCTTTACCCACCCAACCCAATTCGCCTCCTGGACTGGTCTCGACAACTAATCCTTTAGGCGCTGGGGGGGTTACCCCCGGAGTAAGTAGTCCTTCTGCTACCCCTGCCGGTGGTAACGGCGCTACACCCATCGCCCCCCAAAAATCTCCCCAGTTAGCTAAAGCGGTCGTACAGGACGTTCCGGTGCTGTGCTGGGAGCGCGTCAGCCCGTTCGACGTATACTGGACCCCCGGCGTCTCGGACATAGCCGATGCCAACGTCATACAACGCAGTCGCCTTACGCGTGCAGAGCTTAATACTCTGCTTGATCTTCCCGGCTTCCTGGCAGACGAAGTACGCGCCGTACTTGACGAGTATGGTCGTGGCGGACTTGTCGATAACTGGGACCAAACCGACAGCGAGCGATCCATCCTTGAAAGTCGTGAGGACCCCCGGTTCAACCAATCAGGATTGATCGCCTGCATAGAATTTCAGGGGAATGCGCAGGGGCGGTTCCTGCTAGACTTGGGGATGGACCCAGATGAGATACCAGACCCCCTCAGGGATTATTTCTGTAATGCTTGGCTTATCGGCAGGCATATCATCAAAGTTCAACTCATTCCGTCGCCGCGCAAGAGACACCAGTATTACATTACGTCATTTGAGAAAGTTCCAGGCACACCGGCTGGAAATGGCCTGCCTGACCTACTCGCAGATGTTTCTTCGGTGGCTAATGCTACGCTGCGCGCTCTGGTTAATAACCTCTCGATTAGCTCAGGCCCGCAAGTCATCGTCAACGATGATCGGCTAGGCGACGGCGAAAACGGCGAGGATATGTACCCATGGAAGCGCTGGCACGTTAAGAGCGATCCGTTCGGCAACAACACCGAGA